TGACCACGATCAATCCAGGCATAGCCCATGTGTTCATCGTTCAGCACCGGCACAAATTCATCTGTGACAACACACACCCAGGTGTTGTATTCAAATTGTGCGTCGGATGATGTAAATTTTTCTAGTGGAACCAGGCGTTGATACTCGGGCATGTTACCCAGTTCTTCGATGCACTCACGTTCCATGGCACCCAGCAAGGTTTCACCTGTTTCTACTTTGCCACCAGGCAGTCCCCAGGATCCTGGATGTCGTGTGTCGTTGCGTAGCAAGTACAGGTAGCGTCCTGTGGCACTGCTACGAAACCAAACTCCCACAGCTTTCACAGCACAATTCTCCAGGTACCTCCTGGATACGCACCTTGATAACTCTTGACCCAGGCCTCACCGGTCCATCGATACTGTAATCCTGTGGTGATGTTGGTGACATATTGATCAGCTGGTTGTGTAGAGGAAATAAAGACCACACGCCAGTAGTTGTTTGAGTATTGAATAATATCGTTGGCCTTTGCCACAAGTCCACGACCATTGGCACCAACCCAAGAACTGGCAGGATTGGAATTGTCCAAGGATCCTGTGTCTTCGGTCAACAAGTATCGTTGTCCTTCAATGGCCGAGTCCAGGCCATCCTGTGGACCAGCAGTTAGAGGATTGATCACAGCGTCAATAGGAGACAAGGTGTTTTGCGGAGTGGAATCAATGTCCACATCAAACAACAAGAATCTGTCATCGTTGGGATCTAATGCAACAGTGCCCACAACTTCAGTTTCGTCGGGCTGTATCAAACGTATTTGACTGATACCTGGACGTAATGATCCGTACAAATCGATCACTGTTGGCCACAACAGGTTGCTGTCAGGCACAATTTCTGTGGCTGCGATGCTGTCATTACTGGGTTCTTGTGCTAGATATTGTTGTTGCAAGCACTGTAGTTTGTTGCCAATCAACACAACAGCCCAGTTGAATGGTGTGATAACTTGTCTAGTGCCCATTAGCAGGTCTTCATTGTCAATGGCGTTGTTCAAGTCGCCTTGAGAATCATACATTGAAGCAATCACACGTTCAACCACACCCAGTTTCAACACCTTGGCAGGCGGTGATATCCAGATAGGCATGCTGAATGTCAAGGTAGCTACATCAATAGGATTGTCTGTGCCAATGGGAATAGTACGACTGGTCCACGATGTACGATCCAAGTACATCACACTCAAACTGGTCCAGTCAATGTAGTTGTCTGTGCTTTGAATTTCCAAACTGGGATTGAACAGTGTGAGAACTTGTTCTAACAACTGCAACTTTTGATTGGTGTTGGACGTCCATATGTCCAAGTTAATGGTGAGTTTGAATGGCACAGGCATCAATCGTGCAATGGTGAATGCATTGCCCTGTGTAGATTCATAAGTTTCTGTGGCAGGATCGTAAGTTTGTTGACGCACATTGATCTTGCTCACAAAGTAAGGATCTTGCATGCGACTTTGTTCATAGTCCAAGCCAGTTATGTAAAAAGTCATCAACGGAGTTGACGGCAAACTGTTGCGTGAGTTTTCTTGTATGATGGTTTGTGCATTACGACTAGCGTCACCATAGCGCACAGGAACCCTCAACAATGCGGCAGCATTTACTCCGTCGTTTTCGTTGGCATATTCCACTTGAAAACCTGAAAAGATTCTTGTGAACTGCAACAAGAATCTGCGTATCTGTTCGTCATAAAAAAATTGTTGCATTATGTTCCTGGCGGTAAGAAGCCACCTTGATCACCATTGTCTGCTCGGGGACGAAGAATTTCGCTCAAACTTTGACGACTTGGAATATTGCCCAAGTCTTTGGTATTGACAGTAGCAGTGTTATTTACGAAGCCGCTGCGCAATGTTTTATTTGTTGGGTCGTTGTTGAGATTGGTACGTACCTTGTCATCAACCTTGACCCAACGTGCGCCATCATAGCGGAACAAGCGATTGGGTTTGTAGTCCAAGCGTAACACATAAGCACCTGCCACCGGGTTTGGCGGGAAGTTCACAGCAGGAGTAACTGGCAAGCCATTGGGTGCTGCGCCACCGCCAGTGAGATAGCCGGCAGCATAGCCTTCTCCAGACGGGGTAACGTTCATGCCACCTTGGGTGCCATCCACTGTGAGACCTTCGTCAGCAGTCAAACTGGTAGGATTGGCAGGGCCACCTGTGGTTGTGGTGGGCTCAATGTAGAACGTGGTGTTGTCGTAGCCCGACAGAGGCACTTCTGCATCTGCTTGTGCCAAGATAGCATCATTGATTTCGTAATCTTTTTCACGTGTGCCTTGTACATCACTGATGGTAGGCGGTGTGTACGGAGCCCAAAAGTTGGTATTGGTAATGGCAGTATCAGCAGGCACATTGCTTTGTGCTTGATAATAGGTATCACCGTAGTTAACAATGCTACCTGTGGGGTAGAAGTTGCCTGGATCCCAGATGTTTTCTGCCACAAACGGTTTGTTGGTAATCTGGTTGAACTCCTGTTGATCCTTCATTGGGGTGCATTTCACACGCCACAAGTGAGGCAACCAAGTTTGTGAGAAACCTTCTGACGCAAAGTCAGCATCTTGGATTACATAATATCTGGGCAGTGCTCGCGAAATTTCTTTGTTGAGAGGATGGTAATCTGTTAGGTTGGGAATCTCTATTACATCACCGTTCATGAGCTTGCGCCCAAAGGTGTCAATCATGGTGTTGTAGTGAAAGGTCATGAATATGGTGTCATTGTTTAGGAACAGGCCAAATTGTGTTAGATCAAAATCCACGTCCTGTGTGTTGTACACACCTCGCATGACATATACGTCGGGGTCATAAATTCTATCACGGTTTTCCAACAACAGCAAGTCTTGAATGTTCAGCACATCCACATCTGCATAGGTGGGTTGTGTGGCATCAAAGTTGCCACTAAATGCCGAATCATTGCCACCTGCCTGTGGGCCCAGATAGCGATGAATATAAATGTCAAGACCACCCACAGTGTACATTTCGCGTATGGTGCGGTCCAGGAATTGGTAATCGCGAGTTCGATTGGGTCTATAGAGTGATAATCTTGGCATAGCGTATTTATAGCAGAATTGATGGGTTGTGTCCGGTTGACCAATAATGCCCAAAATGCTATAATATGGACTTAACAACAAAGGAGCCAGCAATGAGTGATTTAGTTACCGATTTGCATGATGAGATGATCAACAGCGTAGCGCCAAACTATAGTATTAACTATGAAGCAGAGGCTCTTGCCAGTTACAACGCCACCGGTGATGACTTGATGGAAGCACTTGAGACTCGTGCTACGGACTTTATTGCAGAGACGACTGGGGCAGATGTGCGTGAGGACTTGGGTGGGCTCACAGTATTTTTCCGTGGTAGTACTTTGGTTGCATTTTATGATTACGAGCAATTTAAAGGGCATGTGTTCTAAAACCCTGAGCCCGAAAGGGCTTTGGGCTTGCCCAATAATTCTGTTTCTGCTATAATTAACTATAATTTACCAGGAGCCCACATGAATGCAACCCGCACAGCATTACGACCCATGAATCCCAAAAGCGCCGACACCAAGTATGTTGGGCTTGAGCCTGCATGGAAAACTCAGCCCACAGAGGATAATCGTGTTAGCACAATGAGTTATGCGTTTGGCTGGTATAATTACTTCTACGGCAAGAAAGAAGCCAAGGACATGGTGGCGGCATATTTGGATGCACACAATCGCACAAAAGAGGCCCGACAAATCCGCACCCTACCAGACTCACAAATGCGACTCACCACAGGCTGGTTGTGCCGCATGCAGATGATGGGCCTGGACTTGACAGCACAAGAAGAAATCAAATTACAAACATTGATTTCAGAATTGCTGGCTCTAAAACAACAAGCCGTGGTGGAAGCGGTTGCAGAAGACGAACCTGCACGACCCAATATCCAAGATCGCCTGCGTGAAAAGGTATCAGAGTGTGCAGGCGAACTGGACGGCATGTTTGACGAGTTCCTGGTTAACGGTGCTAAAATGTCAGCAGACTACAAGCCCATCACAGTTATCCGTGGCATGAATGTGGCTCCGCAAATGATCTCCAACATTGCCGACATCTGGAAACACAAACTTGCAGAGTTTGAAACTGTAATTGAAGGCAAAGATGCACAACTGGTTGAGGGCTACAGTCATCTCACCAAAATTCAAATGCGCAATCTTGTGAAGTTTTGCGAAGCGGTCATAAATGACTGTGGCGCATATGTGCAAATTAAAAAAGTGGAACGCAAACCACGCAAGGTCAAGGCAGTGAGCCCTGAAAAACGTGCGGCAAAGTTCAAGGTGCTAATGGAATTTGCCGAACTCAAGCTCAAGGGCTTGCCAGCCGCAAGTCTAGTGGACAAAGCCGAAGCCTGGTTATACGACACCAAAAAGCGCAAGTTGATCCATCTTGTGGCTGACAGCCACACACAGGCATTCACTGT